CTTTGTATAGCGAACACGAAACAATCAAGACTGCTATTGCAAATTGTAGTGACTTAGCAGCAGTTATAGCTTATGAGAATAAACCTCATACTGAAACTAGAAAGGTTAAGCATACTGCTGAAGATGGTACAGAAACATACGGACCAGAAACAACAACAAGCACTAGACATATTGATATGTGTACACACTTTACTGCTAACCCTACAGATGAAGTAGACCCAGCATTTGTGAGTTTAGTAGCTGACTAATGTCTACAAGGTTTAGAAATAATTTAATTGCGTTATGTATTGTGTTGGTGTTTCTTGTAGGTGTAGCTAACGCAGCAGACCCTATAGTTACAAACAGCACAAGCAACAGCACAGTAACAAGTAATGCAACAACTAAGTCTACAGTTAGAACTAATCCACCTAGTGCAATTAGTCCTAGCATAAATGCAAGTGGTTCAGACTTGTGTACAGTAGGCGTAGCTGGTGCAGTACAGACACAGATAATAGGTATAAGTACAGGTCAAGTCTACAATGACGAAAACTGTGTAAGATTAAAGAACGCTAAAGTATTATATGATATGGGTATGAAAGTAGCAGCAGTTGCTTTAATGTGCCAGAATAGAAATACATATGATGCAATGAAATTTGCTGGAACTCCCTGTCCGATTTTCTCATCTACTACAGGTGAAGGTTTAATAGGACAAGAAGCTACAGCAGAATGGAGATTGAATCCTAAGAAGATTCCAAAGAAACAACAAACAGCAAATATGGATAGAGGAGTATTTCTTGAGAAATTGGTTAGCGGTATTCTTGGCGTTATCTTGCTCGCTATCCTCTTGGTCTGACCCGGAGATAATTGAGCATCAGATAGCAGATGATGGTTGGGTTGAAGTACCTCTTGACTTTACTTTTCCTTTTTATGGAAATATGTATGTCACTAGTTTTATGTTTAGTAACGGTGTTGTGGGGTTTCTTGACCCTAATGATGTTCCCGGTAGTGGTTATATATATGATGGGTTGTGTTGTGATGGACCAGACCTTACTAGCTTTACAGGAGTAAGATTTAATTACACAATAATGCCTTGGTCAACAGATTTAATAGACACAGGTATAGGTAGATTTTATACACAAGGTGATTCAACATACCAAAAGTATATGTGGAAAGACTTGTCAGAGTATTATGATGTTAATACAAAGAACACATTTGACCTGACAATATTCCCACTAGGTAACATAGAAGTTAATTACGAAACTGTACATATAAAGAATCACGGAGTAACAGTAGGCGTAGTTGGAGATTTAAGTGCTGGTGAATATGAACAATGGTTTTATAATGCACCTAATCAGAATGGAGCAGTATACTGGGATAGTCAACAAGATGACCCAATAGAGATAGCAGGAGGAGAGAGTATATGCAGCGTAGTTCCAGACAGTCACATAAGTTGTTTATATTATCCACAAGTCTATGCTGATAATGTGTACAATCAACAATGTGATTTGGACGCTTTGTATGATTACGGATGTGCTGGGTGGAGTGATGCTTACTTAAACCAGCAATGCGGTATTAGTGCTTTATACGATGAGAGCTGTGATGGATGGGATGATGCTTACTACGAAGAATATGTAGAGCCAGAAGAAGAGGAAGTTTGGGAAGTGGAAGAAGAAGATTATGAAGTATTTGTACTTCCAGAACCAGAACCTTATATAGAGATTGCAATTGAACCTATAGAAGATTATACAATTGTAATGGCTGAGATTGAAATGCAACTACCAGAGATTGAAATGGTAGAGATGACTCAAGAAGAGTTTGAAGCAGAACTAGAAGCAGAGTTAGAAGAATACTTTGAACCTCTACCAGAAATAGAGCCAGAGCCTGTAGAAGAAACTATAGAGGAGCAGCTAGATGAGCCTATTGAGGAGGAGGAATCTGAAGAATCAACAGAAGAACAACCTGTTGAACCTACAGAGGAGCAGGAAGAGATTGAAGCCCCAGAACCCGAAGCAGTAAAAGAAATTAAAGTAGTAGAAAAGAAAAAGAAAGCTAGTAAGAAAAATAAGATGCGTGAGATTATTAGTAACAAGCTACAGAATCTTGCAAATGAAATGGGAGAAGCAGCTTCTTTAGAAGAGCAGCAAAAACTACAAAGTTTAATATTAGCTCTTTTAAATTTTAACTCAGAGTTTAGTAGTTATAATTCTCAACTAGCAGACAGTATTTTTTATGATAGTAAAGACATATATACAGGCAGACAAGTGCCAGACAATCAAAGAGGATTAAGGAATGGACTTGCTAATGAAATATTACATAACAAACTGGTAGATTTACAATGGCAGAAGTAGAATATGGTGGTATTAAGGTAGGCGGGAGTAAACTTTTACTAATAATACCACTTATTAGTATGATTGGTGGCGGTGCTTGGGCTGGATTTGAATTGTTTAATGAGTTTAGAGTTCTTAAAGCTACTGTAATGGAGTACCAACCACCTGATATTACTGGTATAGAACAAGACATAGCTGTTATACAAGAAACATTAGTAAGTGTAAGTGAGTCAGTAGAGTTAGCTAAAGACTATACTAGGACTATTAAGAATGATTTGAAGGATGACCTAGCAAGACAAGAAAGTCTTATGGATAGGTTAGAGAACAAAGTAAATGCTTCTCAAGATGAGATAGATAAGACTATTGATGTAGCTGGAGAGAGATTTGATGCAAGAAGAGATGCCTTGTATTCAGACACAGATAGAAAGATTAAAGAATTAGAAGATAGGCTTGGTGCTAAATTACAAAGAGCCTTAGACAACCCATTAGCAAACTAGGATAATTATGTTAGATTATGAAGATAGAGTGGCAAGATTAGAAACAACATCAGACAGACACGATTCTCAGATAACCAAGCTGTTTAGTAGAATTGATGAAACTAATAAGTGTATTCAAAAAATTAACAATAGTATGTTGCAAGTTAAATGGAGTGTTTACGGTGCTATAGGTTGGTATATAATTACACAGATAGGAATAATAGAGGCACTAAGTATAGTATGATAGGATTTATAACAAACATAGCACCAATGGAATGTTATTTACTTCTGTTGAGTTTATCGTGATAGGATTTATAACAAATATAGCACCAATAATGTTAGGATTTATAGGTAAGCTATTAGCACTTAAGAGTCAAGCAGCAGCAGAGAATCAGAAGCTGATGATACAGAACTTACAAGTACGTAATGATTCTATTAATCAAGCTAGAGATAGAGCAGACAAAGAAAGTCCAATGGCTGCTATGAATAGAAGAATTATTATCCTAGTTATATTAGCTTTGATAATCTTTACTCAAGTAGCTCCAGTGTGGTTTAATGTTCCAACTGTTATACCTACACTAATAGAAGGGTTTAGTATACTAGGTATTCAATTTACACCTGACATAGTAGAGTATGTAACTATACAAGCAGGTTCGGTATTAAAGATGGATGAGATATTTGGATGGGCAACAATGATAATAGAGTTTTACTTTGGTGCGCAATTAGCTAAGGGGAAATAATGACATACAGAGAACTAATCAATGAAGTACTAATAAGACTTAGAGAAGAGACAATAGCTACTGACTGGTCAGGTAATATTAATGACTCAACTACAGTTACAGATTATCAAAAAGTAATTGGCAGTATGGTTAATGATGCTAAAAGAAGTATAGAGTCTTACCATGATTGGTTAGTCTTAAGAGAAACAGTTGATGTATCTACAGTAGCTGGTACTAAAAACTACAACTTATCTTCAGGTCAGGACTTTAAAATAATGGATGTAGTTAATAATGCTACAGGTAATCAACTAGTACAAGTAAGTAGAGCTTACTTAAATAGAGAGAAGTTTCCTACTGATTCTTCTGGTGAGCCTCACTACTATGGATTTAATGGTGCTGACTCTTCTAATAATCTTAAGATAGATTTATCTCCTGTTCCTAGTAAAGTTGAAGTTATCTCTTTTGATATAGTTAAGTATCAAGCTACTTTACAGACAGCAAGTACTGTAGTAAAGATACCTGTACAGCCTTTAATCTTAGGAGCTTGGGCAAGGAGTATATCAGAAAGAGGAGAGGATGGAGGTACACAATCAGCTATAGCAGCTGAAGAAGCTTCTAATTCTCTAAGTCAAGCAGTAATGGTAGACAGTGGACATGCACAATTTGAAACTGATTGGTTTATGAGCAACTTACATTAATGGCTAAAGAATTACAATACCAACCTTTAAGGGACATTGGTGTTAACGGGTTAAATACACAAGATAATCCAGCAACACTAGACCCTTCTTATCTTACTCACGCAGATAATATAGTTATTAGAGAGTCAGGTCGTATTGCTTTACGTAAAGGTTTTAAACAGAAGGTAGCTCCTAATGCTGCTGCTCCTAATGGGGTAGCCATTGCAAGTATAATAGAACATAATGATGGTGGTACTAATAAGATATTTGCTAGTCACGGTACTAGTATATACACTGTAGATTTTACTACACCTGCTGGAGCATATCCTAGCAGTGGCGCTGATGTTAAACATACAGTAGGAAGTACAACAGGTGATTGGCAGTTTGTAAACTTTAATAATAGATTAAGTTGCTTCCATGTAGATACTGTTCCACAAAGATATGATGGTTCAGCAAGTTCAGGTTCTAAATGGGCAGCTTTTGATAATGCTCATAGACCTTCTACTGTTTCATCTGGAGAGTTTAAACCTAGTTGTGGTACTGGTTTCTATGGTAGGATGTGGGTAGGTGGTGTTGCTGAATCAAAGGATATTTTATATTATTCTAGTTTGTTAGATGCGGATGACTTTAGAACAACTTCTGAAAACAGTGCTTCTAATGGTGGGTTTATAAGTTTAAGAAGTGTATGGGGTACAGATGAGATTATATCTATTGCTCCTTTCTATGGACAATTAGTTATCTTCGGTAAGAACAACATTGTTATATATAGTAATCCTTCTAACATAGCTACTATGGCTTTAAATGAAGTAATTAAAGGAGTAGGATGTGTCGCTAGAGATTCAATACAAAGCATAGGTGATGATTTAATATTCTTATCTTCTACTGGACTTAGGTCTTTAGCTCGTACTTCAGAAAAAGATAAAGTTCCTTTAATTGATTATTCAGTAAACATTAAAGATACATTAATTAGAAACATAGGTCAAAGCACAGCAGTTAAATCAGCTTACATAGAAAACGAAGGTATCTATGTAATGACATTTACTGCAAGTAACATTACTTATGTGTTTGATTTTAAACATAGAACGCCTAATCAAGCACCAAGAGTAACAACTTGGACATTTGACGTAGACAGAGAACCAGCAAGTTTAACTTATACTACTTTATATGGTATGTTAATAGGACAAAAAGATGGTGCTATAGCTGGTTATGAAGGTTATTTTGATACAGACTTAGCAGGTGCTGCTACTTTTAGTAATGCTTCTTATACTGGTATTTTTGAAACTACTTGGGTAAACTTAGGAGATTCTGTAGGAGCTTCTTTGTTAAAAAGATTGTTTATGGTTCTTGAAGGTGGGTCAGGTGCTACATTAGGTCTTAAGTGGTATAAAGATTATAGTTCTAGTCCTTCTAAGACTACATCTATAACTTTAGCTCCTACAACTACAGGTAGTACATCTTTATGGGGAGCTTCTAGTTCTTTATATGGAGCTACCACAGTTACGCATACACACAGCGCAACGGTTCATCCTAGCAGTTCTACTTATAAACCTGTGTATGGACTAAGAGAATATAGAACATCATTAACAGGCTCTGCTAAGAACCTTAAGATTTCAATAAGTATACAAAGTAATGGATATGATGCTTCATTACAAGATTTAACACTTCTTCACAAACAAGGGAAAATAAGATAATGGCAAATTATAATCTAGCGGTTTCTTGGTCTGGTAAGGATGCCCTTGCTGATTCAGATGCTAACAAAGTAATAAGTGGAGCAGACTTCCACACAGAATTCACTGCTGTAAAAGCTGCGGTAAATACTAAAGCCGATGTTAATGGTAGTGCTTCAGAAGCATTTAGTGCGGCTACAGCAAGTGCTGGTAATAATACGACATTAGTAGCTACAACTGCTTTTGTCACAACAGCAGCTACAGTTGCAGCTTCTTCTAATGGTTATGGAACTAGAACAGTAGGTACAGGTAATGCTACTGGTGGTGCTAATGGCGACATACATTATAAAGTAGCAAGCTAATGAGCCTAAGTATTAAAGATGGTGGTGCTTGGAAAGAACCTACTAAAGTAGAGGTTAAAGATAGTGGTGCTTGGAAAGAAGTTATAACTGGTAGTATTAAAGATGGTGGCACTTGGAAACCTTTCTACACTCGCAAGTTTACTTATACAGTTTCTAGTAATGTAAACAAATTAGATTTAGATACTGTACTTTCAGCCGATAATAAACTAGGTGATGTTGATGTAGTCATTAGCTCTGGTGTTTATGTTTATTCAAATTCTACAGGCACACCTGCTTTATTAACTGGTTCTGGTGTTGCTGGTGTATTAACTATTATTAACAATGGTTATATATATGGAGCAGGTGGAAATGGTGGAGCAGGTAATCGTGGGTTTGCTAATGGCTATGCTGGTGGCGCTGGTGGTACTGCTTTAAAATTAGAAAAGAATATTACTTTAGACAACAACGGTTCAATCCTCGGTGGAGGAGGTGGCGGTGGAGGCGGTTCCGGTGGACAAAACTGGCACGGTGGTTTCTCTCAAAGCTATTCTTATGGTTCTGGTGGTGGAGGAGGAGGTGGTGCTTCTTATGGCTCTGGTGCTGCTGGAGGCTCAGGCGCAGGTTCAGGTGCTAGTGGAGGATTATCTTCTGGTGGAGGTGGTGGTTCAGCTACAGCAGATGATGGCGCTGATGGTGGAGTTGGTGGAGCTGGTGGTAATATAGGTTCAGCAGGTGCAGCAGGTGCTAATACTAATAGTAGTGGTAACACAGGTGGTTCAGGCGGTAGTGCAGGAACAGCAATAGATAACAATGGAAATACAAGGACAGGAGATTAGAGTATGTTACCATGGGCGCAAATAATAGGCACAGGCATTTCAGCTTGGAGCAGCTATAAAGCTAATAAAGATAATGTAAAAGGAAACAAGGATGCTTTTAACACAGCTCTTGCTTCTGTAGACCCTAAAGATGTTACAGGAGGCTATGGCAGTTTTACAACTGATTCAGATGGTAACTTTAACATAGGGTTAGATGAAAAATATGCTAAAGAAAGAGATTATTTCTTAGATGATGCTGAAATTAACAAAGGTTATTTAAGTGCTTATCAAGAAGGTGGACCTGCAGGAGCAGCTAATACTTTATTTGAAGAACGAGTAGACCCTTTACGTAGAAATCAAGCTAGAGCAGAAGCTCAGTTTGATGAGCAAGGTAATGCTAGAGGTATGTTAGGTGCTTCAGAGATGATGTTTGCTAGAGGACAGAATACCGCAGGTTATCAACAAGCAGAATCAGCAGTATATAATCAATCTTATACAGATGTTCAAGATATTATTGATAGGTACAGAGCTAGGATTAGTACTGGTGTAAATCAAGCTGTTAATATAGAAGGACTACCTCAAGGTTATGCTGATATAGCTTTAACAGATGCTAGTAATAAAGCTGGTGTTGCTAAAACAGGACTTGAAGCACTATCAGGAGCGCAAACACAGAAGGCTGAGAGTTTTTCTAAGTTTGGTAGTAACTTAGGTCAGTCCGTAATTGATGGCAAATTTAAAATTGGTAATAATAATAAAATGCTTTCTAATCAAACTAAATTTGGTGCTGATAGGTCAACAGCTATTAAAGGTGGTAGAGGTGGAAGAACTAGAAGAAGCAGAATAGATTAACAGGAGAATAAGATGGCACTAGGTCGTTCAGCAAGTATGACAGAAGATGCAGGAGCAGCAGGAAGCATGTTCGGCACTGCTGTTATGTCAAGCATGGGATTTGAAGATAAAGAAGCAGCGGTTACAAGGATACTTCAAGGCGCTGACTGGGAAACAGAAGAAGGTAGAGCTGCTTTACTAGCTGAGGTTGGTAAGATAGACCCTGATGCTTACGAAGAGTTACAAACACAAATTAATGAAACAGCTGTAGCTAATGCTACTACTGCTAATACTTTGATGAATTCAGAAAATCAATTAATTGCACATAAGCAAAAGATATTTGGTGGTAAGTATGCTAGAGAATTTGAAAGAGATGCTAGTGCTAGTGGTGAAGGTTTTGCTATTCATTATTTCTTACAAAAGAATGAAATTACGTTTGACGCTGCAAAAGTTAAAACAATAGCTCAAGCAGAAGCTTTAATTAAAAAGCATATGGGTAAGGATAGCGCTTATAAAGATACACAAAAACAACTAAACTCTTATGTAGGACTACAGAGAGAAATGTTTATAACAATGAGAGCTACTCAAGATGCAGGTGTAGAAATGACTAGTGGTTCCCCTGAAAATAGTGCTACACCTAATAACTTTGATACTACTATGCCTACAGATACTTCTGAAACAAGTACTGGTAGTGAGCCTGAAGATTTTAACCCTACGACTACTCCTCAAGGTGAATCTTTTAAAGCAACAGTAGATGGTAATGAAGGTACTTGGATATGGAAAAAAGGTTCTTGGGTAGGCGACCAAGATGGTTATGAAGTTAAAGCTGGGTGGAAGTTTTATCCTAATACTGATACTAACTACACAGACGAAGGTGCTAAGTTTAGTGTTCCGGGAATGGGTGATGTTACAGCGGACCAAATGACTGACATGTTTGACTTTTAATTAATGGCTTTCCAAACAGAACAACAACGGAATGAGCAAATAGCAGCTGAGTTATCTTTGTATCCTCAAGCTGAGGGTTATACTTATGGCGCTGGTTTTGTAGGTGGACATCAAAGTGTAGGTTCTTGGTTTACTTCTGGTATTACTGGTTTGATTCTTAGTAAAGGAGCTAGTGATAATGAACAACGTGATTGGTATGTTCAAAGAAATGGTATACAATTTGGTAAACAAGCACTAGAAGATAGACTTAAAGCTTATAAAGAAGTAAGTAAGTTTAGAAAGCTAACATCGGAAGAAGAAAAAGATAGAGCAGAAGCTTCTCGTAGAGATATATTAATGAGCAGAGACTTAGAGTATGTCTTTAATAAGAAGAGAGGAAATTTAGATGCTCCTATGGACTCTAAAGGTCAGAGTTTTAATGAGCGATGGGGAGTTGCTCCTGAAGATGAGCAAGGTATTTTAGATATGATAAAGGTTCTTAAAGATAACCCTGCTTATACAGGTGGTGTCTTTACTGCTGAGATATTAAAAGACTTACCTTTAAGTGTATTAGCTTGGCTAGGGTTAACAGCTAAAGGAGCTGCTGGTGCTAGTTCAATTGCTAAAGCTCTTAACAAACTTAACAATATTCAACCTGCTGCTCTTAGAGGATTAGCTAAGATGGGTACAGGTATAGGTACAGGTGCTATAGCAGGTGCTAGTTATGAAGGATTATATACTCAGTTAGAACAAGGAGAAGCTAAGGGTAAAGAAGTTGCAGCAGGCGCTACTTTTGGTGCAGCATTTGGTGTATTAGCAGGATTAGGTATCATGGCTAGGACATCTAAAGACTTAGCTAGTAAAGCTAAACCTAAAGAAACAACTACAGTAACTAAAGAAGAAACTGATTTAAAAGAAATTACAGAAATGAAAGAAGTACTACCTCCTAAAGAAGTAAGTACAGAACAAAGCATTATATCGGACATTAAGAATCAACCTAATAGGTTATACCCTGAGATAAAAGAAGATAGAGACTATGTACTTGTAGATTTAGCTACAGATAAAGGTAGGAAAATAGCTAACGACAATGGATGGTTAGTTAAAGGAGGAGCTTTACAAGGTTTTAAAGGAGCGCAAACTATAGATGTTAATGGTATGCCTCATATTGTTGTACATAAAGGTAGACGTAAACAAGTATTTGATAGATTTCAAGAAAGGTTTGAAACTACTGTAAGCAAGTCAGGTAGATACGATAGACTTACTCCTCATCAGAAGACATTATTAGATAATGAAGACAGTTGGGATGTTATGTTACAGGCTAGAGAGAAAGGAAAGATTGAACTAGTCCGTAGAGAACAAGAAGAAGTAGCTAATGGTCAGCCAGTAACATATAATCCCGGAGCTAGAGAGAAAAGATTAAATGCTTTAGCTGCTGTAGAGTTAGAAAGAGCATACAATCAAAGAGCAGATGAATTACTTACGCCTAGTGAGAGAAACATTAATGATGTAAAAGAAGAGTTAGCAGCTACTAGGAGTGAACCCACAGATATACCTATAAATACTACACCGGGAGCAGCTACTAGAGTTTCTGGTTTTTTAGAAAGTAAATCAAAAGCTTTACCTATAGCTGCTGGTGCTGCTGCTGTAGGTGCTTATGCTTTATCTGATAAAGAAGAGGGAGAACCTTTTCAAGCTGCTATAGCTGCTGGTTTAGTAGTAGGACTTGGACCTAAAGGTTACAGAGCTTTAGCAGGAAAGTCTTTACATTCTGTAAGTATAAGAATTAAAGCACAGATAGCTAAACAATTAGAAGCAGACTCTAATTTAATTAAGATATGGGAATTTAAAGCTCAACGAATCATGGCTGCTTTAGATGAGTTACCTGAAGCTACTGCTTTAAGTATCATAACTAGAATAGAAGGTTCTAAAGTAGATGGTAAAGGAAATCGATTACCTTCTTTAACAGATGAGCAGAACAAGATTAAAAAAGAAATAGAAGACCTTCTTCTTGAGATAGGTGAACTAGCAGAAACTGCTGGTGTTATTAAGAAAAAAGGTACAGTGCAAAAGCTTAGTCTTAAAGATATGGACAAAGAGCAGACAGGTGCTTTTTTAAATAACTACTTTCCTCACTTATTTGTTAATGTAGATAAATTAACTGATGATGATTTAGCTGCTATCTTTGGTAAGCTTTCTGATAAGAGTGCTAACAAAAGAAATATTAGAGGTACACTTGCAGATATTCAACAGATGATAGATGATGGTGAGTTAAGTACTACTCTTAAATTACTTGGACCTAAAGATGCTATGAACGCTTATGTTCAAGGTATGGGTAGAGCTATTATAGGAAGAAATGCTTTAAATGCTATGAAGACTTTAGACTTAGGAACTCCTAATAATCCTAAAGACATGAGATTACCTGCTCTTTTAACATTAGAAGACTTAGATATATTAAAACAAAACAAAGATGGTAAAGGTTTTAATACTCAAGAGGGATTACAATATCTTGAGTTTGAACATCCTGCTTTAAAAGGTTACGCAGCACATGTTAATATACATAGTGTGTTAAATGATTTCTTTTCTATAAGACACCGTGGAACTATAGGAGATATAGCAGAGAAAGTACTTAAATTGAACAATGGACTTAAGCGTGTGTTTGTATTTGGTTCTTTGTTTCATGCTCAAGCTTTATTTATGTCTAGTGTTTATTCATTAGGTTTAATAGGAGCTATGAAAGGAACCTTTAAACTAGGTCCAAACAAATCAGTTACTAAATCAAATGTAATTACATACAAAGATGAAGATGGTAATATTACAACTAGAGAAGTAAGTTGGGCGCAGATGCAATTAGGTAAGAATGAGTTTGCTGAGATAGCTCAAGAAGCTATGAAAGATGGCTTACAAATTGTTAATATTAGAAGACAAGAATTAGTAAACCCCGGTAAACCTCAAGTAGATTTTATTATAGAAAAGCTTGGACCCGGTGGTAAAATAATGGGTAAAGCTTTTGATGCTATAGATAACATTACATGGGAATACTTACATGATAGAATGAAGTTAGCTGTTTATCTAAGGCATAGAGAAAAGTTATTAGACCAAGGTGTAGAATACAAGTTTGCTGGACAAAAGTCAGCTGAGTTTGCTAATGATGCTTTTGGTTCTTTAGACTGGAACAACTTTACTACTAGGTTATACGACTACGCAGCTGCTAATCCTGAGAAAGTAAGAGGTAAGGTTGCTAATAGATTAGCTCAATTAATACCTGTTAATAAAAGAAGGTGGTTAAACTTAGGATTGTTTGCACCTGACTGGACTATATCTAACATAAGAATTGTAGCTAAAACATTTACTGGATTACCTAAAGTAACTGATGCGATGGTTAAGAGATTCCAGAAAGGTGACTGGGAAGGTATGAAAGAGTCTAGAGATATGGTTAAAGCATGGAATATGTATGCTGCTTATTCACTAAGAGCAGGTGTTTATACTTCAGCAATGTGGTGGGCAGTAACAGAAGCGTTTAGTGATGAAGAACCTACGATGGAGGGATGGTGGGAATTCTGGACTGGCGATAACAGTGGTAAGTTAGACTTAGGTGGCGGTGAAAGTATGGTTATATCTAAACAGATAGCTGAGCCTATTCACTGGATACAGCACCCGATGCATACATTTATGAACAAGACAAGTGTAGTTCCTAAGACAGCTATGGAAGCTATGTTTAATAAACAATGGTTTTCTCTTAAGAACGGAATTCCATTAGGACCAAGGCTAGTAGAAGAAGATGGAACTAATCATTATGCTAAATGGTTACTAGGTAAGACAGTACCTATCGTATCTAAATCTATATTAGATAAAGACTTAGATTGGGATGAAAGATTTGAAAGAGTATTCACGGGTTTCTTTGGATTCCCTCAATATGGCGACCCGGAAGATTAATAACAGGAGATAGAAATGGCAGCAAAAGTACCTTCACAATCAGAGATTAAACAAATGATTTCTGATATAGATGAGTTAGAAGGCTATTCATTTAATGAATGGTTAGATTATATGCAAGAGGAATACCCTAATGTAGATGCGGTTGAACTTTATACAAGTAAAGGTGAGAACATTGTTCTTGGCTACTATGATGGTAATGAATTTATAGAAGGTGAACCTGATGTAGAAGAACCTTTAGATGCAGACACGATGCAATTAATTCAAGACTCAGTAGATAGTAGAGAAGATGTACCTCTTAATGTACCTGCTTCAGAAGAGCTAACTCAAGGGGAAACTACAGCTGCTTTCTTAGCAGACCTTAGAGATAGAAAGCTAAACCCAGAGAGATACGAAAGTATAATGCTAGGGCGTGATGAAGGTGAAGAAGAACAGTTTACTGAAGGAGCTATAGTAGAAGGAGGTATGCTTACTGATGAAGAAATAATGGCTGAAGATACTTCTATTGACCCTTTAGACCCTATGGGTTTAACTGATATGATAGTAAAGTATGCAACAGATGCAGGTATTGACCCAACATTAGCTATGGTAATGGCAGGTATTACAACTAAGAACCCTTCAAAAATACTTAGTCCTAAGAATAATAAAATGTTAAGTACTAAGAATAATACTATACTAAAAGAAGTAGACCCTAAGATAGGAAATGTTGTTACAAAACCTAAGGTTCCTCTTTCTACATCTACTGTATCTGCTAAGAACTCTAGAGTACTTAAAGAAACAGACCCTAAAGTTAGTACTAAGAACAATACTATACTTAAAAAAACAGAACCTAAAGTTAGTACTAAGAACAATACTATACTGAAAGAAAAGAATGTAGATAAGGTTACTAAGAAAGCTAATGTTGATAAAGTTACTGCGATATCTAAAAGTAGAAAGCTTACTAATAAAGACAAAGCAATTGCAGCAGGTATAACAACAGCAGCAGGTATAACAGCCCTTACTAATCAGAATGGTTTAACAGGTGAAAGAGATGCTGATGGTTCATTAATGATGGCTCAAGGTCCAACTAGTAGAGGTAGTAAAGGTACTCATACTATGCCAGATAATACTGAAATGAAAGACTCTGACATGATGGATGACATGCCTCCTTATGAGAAGTCTATAGATGATAGAGACATCGCTTCTAAGTCTACAGGTAAACCGGGTTGGACTTTAGATGGTAAAGGTGGTAACTACCTTAGTGCTAACTTTGAAGATGACTACTGGAATACTCCTGATGGCGTTGAAGAAGCCATAGGTATTTGGGGTAGACCAGTAGGTAATAAGATAGGTAATAAGTACTAGCTAAACGGTGACATAGGTGGTCGAGGAGGATGTCTTTCTTCTTCTTTCTCAATCACTTTGCCCACCCTATACACCCAGTTGCATCTACTGGTTGACATATTAGTTTACCTTGTATATCTTTCTGTTCCAGCATCTTGTTATCAAACTGGCTACACCCTGTTATAGTTAATATAACTATTAGTACTGTTAAAGCTTGCATACTCCATCCTCACAATCATCATCACTTACTGTTATAATATATTCACTAGCTCTAAGCTTAGGTACTATAAGTCTATCTAGATTAGCACAAGTGAATTGTTCCATTAGTGTTTCCAAACTTCGTATACTACATCTATCGTAGTATCGTTTGTAGGCATCTTCAAACTTAAGGTTAAGTACTCTTGCTCTTGTTGCGTAATCATGTGCTAACCTTTGTGTTATCTCTTGCCTGTCTAATGTCATCTATATCTCCAATTAATTCAACAACTACATAGTTGTCTTCCATTTCATCATCACCAAAACTTGAGGTGAATCCTCTTACATAGTCATAACTATCATCTTCTATTACACCACCCTCTACGAGAGCATCCATAAGGAACTTATGTATAGGAAACGTGTAGTTATCTATGTCTTTCCTTCTCTTTCCTTTAAAGAATAGTATGTACTTAGGTGTCATACTCTTAAACTTAGGGAGTATGCTTACCCACTCTGCTACTTCTTCGTGGTAGTCACGCTTAACCTTGTTCAAACTAAGGTAGTGCATGTTTCTATATATATTCATACTAAATAGATTAGTACGTTTCTTATCTCCTCTACCCTTACTATAGGTAGGCAGTTGTAGTACAGCTTTGTATACCATATGCTCCCCTCACTATTAACTACAGCTAAAGTACGCTGTAACCCCCTCTCATGCTCCTGTAAAAAGGGTTCTCATGTAAAGAACCCCAGACTTATCTCTTAACCTATCCAACCAAGTACTAAAGCCACGACTACAATACCTAGAAATACTGTAAGTGATTTGTTAGCTAATACTTTTGTTATCATATCTTTTATATCTTGCAATCCCATAGTGGCTCCTTATTTATTATCAAAGTAGTTATACACTTCATTAACTTTAGGGTAGTTAACTACATCAACTAAGAACCTAGGTCCAGTTGAATAGGCAAACACCTTCATGTTAGGGAAGCAGTGTTGTTTGTACACACAGTAACTACATTCCATAGCAAGTTTTGTATTACCTGACTTTCCATCAGGGACTAACTCATAGCATTGCTCTGGTCTTTCATCACTAGCGACAACTTCTTTTAGATGCTCTATTCTTTCTTCTATAGGTTCATCGTATTCAAAGTTCTCGAAGTGAGTACATAGGTGTCCGTTGGTTTTATCTATCACTAACCAACCACCTTCTTTTACATTGAGAGATGCAGCGTAACCACGTAGCTGGTCTATATAACCAAACGGGTCATCCCATCTTAAGCCACCTTCTTTAAACTTCTTGAATCCAAAAGGCGCAGCTGTTTTAACATCGATAAGTATATCATCAATCACACAATCCATGCTACCTTTTATTCCATTAACTTCAGCTTTTGCTTGTTGATGTGTTACTTTATGTCCAGATAATTTAACAAGGGCAAGCACTAACTCTTCTGTTGCGTGTCCATATAGAAACTTCATCAAGGTATTAGGTGTCATCTTTTCTTTAGACATACCTTTGTCTACATACCAAAGGAATCTATCTTTCCTGCCTATGTTAGACATGCGTAAGGTACGTTTATCTTCATGTACTTTGAGTACGTTATCTCTGAGTATAGCTTTCATTGACTCACCAAACTCATTGATGATAGCCTCAGTGTCTACACCTTCAGCTGCTTTACTTGATGCGAGTACTTCATACACATCTTCTATTAAAGTATCTATCTTATTCATTTCATATCCTCCATTGGAATGTCCATTTGTGTTTCTATTAGTTTATCTAGATACCATCTAGCTTTTCTTAAGTCTTGTATCCCGGACTTATCTTTGTATCTAGTTACATACTTGATTATGTTTCCCTCTATAAACGACATCTCATTACTTGTGATGTAGTCTGTTACTTCTATGCTACCTTTCTGATAGTAGCTTGGTGAAATGTTATTAGCCATTAGTGTGTCTCCCTCCATGTGTCACCTACTTTATAGTCACCATCCAAAGGACAGTTCAGTTTAAAATCTTTACCTGCTTTCTTTATACAACTGACAGCTAAGTCACCAAAGAATTCTGCTTGGCTCTCATCTACTTCAGCTTGTATCTCATCATGTATCTGTCCTACTAGCTTATACTTTATCTTGTATACCTGAGTAAAATGGTCAAGTAATACCATAGCTCTCTTCATTACAATTGCACCTGCTGATTGTAGTAATGTATTTAGGGCTGCATGTGGGCTACGTATGTGTAGTACCCTACCATCTAATCCTACAAGTGACCCACTATAAGAATCCTTAACAACTCTAGTTCGTAGTTTCTTAAGAGCCGGTGTATTTTTAAGGAACTCCTCCTTAAGTCGTTTACCATCCCTAGCTGTTCCTCCGACAACGCTCCCGATTTTACCATCACCTGCTCCGTATAAGAACGCATAGATAAATGTCTTTGCTTTATCTCTAGTGTCAAGATTTGCAGCTCGTTGATTTGCTGTGTGTATGTCTCCATTGATAACCTCGTTAGTGTAATCCTCATCATCCATGTAGTGAGCAAGCATCCTAAGTTCTAAGCCTGAAGCATCCATACCTACTAACTTGTATCCTTCTTCTACTGTGAATAACTCTCTACATTCTTCACCATAAGGTGAGCTGCTTGATGGTACTTGTGCTAGGTTAGGCTTCGAGTGTGTCATCCTGCCTGTCACAGCACCACACGTATTTACATAGCCATGTATCCTATCGTTATCATCGATGGCATCTATCCACGCACCTACTAAACCTAGTCTTTTCTGTATCATTAGGTACTTAGCTATGAGTTTACCTTCATGTATATCTATGTTCTCTAATACAGTTTCTGATATTATTACTGTACCTAATTCTGTATACTCTTTAGGTATCCATCCAAAGTGTTGTAGGTATCTAGCTATCTGTTGTCTACTACCTAGGTTAAACTCTGGGTAGATGTAGTGTCCCCATTCTTTTTTACTGAAGTCTTTCCATTGCGCACCCTTACTCATTTGTGCTATGAATCGTTTAGATAAAGTGCCATCTTTATTCTCACACTTAGCACCCGGATGATTAAGGTCTATCCATACAGGTAGCGGTGTGAATACCTTACGTACTTCATCTTCAGCCATGAACATCTCTTCTTTAAGCGCAGCAAGTAAGTGACTAGCTTTACGGATGTTAAACTTCCAGCCATTGACTGTCTGTTGATGAGTTATCTTAGCTATCTTATGCTCCATCTCTAGTGCTGTACTTGACATAGCTTTAGAGTTAAGAAGCCTATACAATTTAGCAGTAACTTCTACATCTTGTTTACAGTACTCACCCATCTCTTGTGTGTAGTGTGTCCAGTCATCATACTCACCTTTAGGGTAGTTCAATCTTGTACCCCACGCAGCTAAGGAATGTCCTCCTTCTCTACTTGGGTTGTCCAGTCTACTCATCACTAGGGTATCTTCAACAGAACCCCACCAATCGAATCCTAAGAGCTTCTTAAGTACTGGTAAGTCATAGCCAATTATGTTATGTCCTACTAGAACTTCAGCATCTATCTCTACTAACCAAGCAGGAAAGAACTTAACTGTATCAGGTGTCCAGAACTCAGACACATCCTGTCCAATTACCTTGGCTGCAATACAGAATATCTCTGTTGGGTCTAAGCCATTAGCTTCTATATCAAATGCTATCTTCATCCTTCTTCCTCCTCTTCCTTAGTTTGTCAATCCTTTTCTTTAACTGTCTAAGTATTTTCCTACGTTCAAACCTAGATGCTGATGGTTGTTTACTTCCTCTTAATAAGTCTGGAGTTTTTCTTGATGTCATGATAGTAACTCCTCTAAATCTACAACTACTTCTGTTAGTCTACCTGTGTCGTTGTCATAATGTATATGTCCAGTCTCTCCAGTGTCACCTGTGTACCTGTTCTTTAGCACCCTTAGTTTGGTTACGTTCCTCATCCAGTCATCCTCGTGTTGCTGGTTTCTCTCTAGTGCTATCACTATGTTGGACAGCTGCGCTATGCCTTGGCTGCCACGTAAGTGTGTAAGCGATATCTCTCCACCTTCTTCGTGGGTAACACCTTGCTGTCTGCTTAGATGAGAGATAACAAACAAACCTATGTTGGTTTCTACTACTACTTCTCTAAGCTGTGTCATTAGCTGGTCTATACTTCTACGTTCATCTACCTTGGTGTCACCTGACATCACAAGATTAAGGTGGTCTAGTATTACCCATCTAATGTTTTGTGCTTTAGCCATGAGTCTTATACGACTGACTATCTTTTCTACTGATAGCTCATTACCTTCATACAATGACAATGCTTCTTCACCATCTTCTCGTTTGAATAGCTTATCAAAGGCTGCGGTAGCTTGATGCTCTGGATAGTTTTGTCTGACTTCATCTAGGTGATAGGGTACTGATAGTTCTATACCTACTAAGCCATCGATAGTACGCTCCGTGGTTTCCTCTAGATGTATGATGCCTACCTTATCTTTGGTTGTAGTTAGTAGGTGATGCTCTAGCTCTCTGATTACAGATGACTTACCCATACCTGTACCTGATGTGATAGTAACTAACTCACCTAGTCTAAAGCCTTTGGTCTTTTGATTAAGACATACCCAAGGATAAGGTACTGATTGTACATGCGGTCTACTTATCCAGTTATCTTTTACTTCTGTTGCACCTACTATATCACTAGGCATATAAGTCTTGGCTCGCCACCAACAGTTCTCTAACTCTCTAACTAATCCTGCTTGTAACATATCACTGACATCTTTGTAGCCATCTGGGTAAGACATTATCTTTATCTTATCTGGACTGAATATCTCTAGTGCTTTATCAATAGCATCTTTACCTGCTTCATCATTATCAAAAGCAAGTACTATCTTATCAAAGGAATCAACAAACTCGAATGAATCTTTGAGTGACTTGACTACACTCTGCGCACCATTGCGTAAACTAACTGTCGCCCACTTACCATTGAACACTTCAGCTAGTGACATACAATCTATCTCACCCTCTGTGATAGTTAGGTACTTACCTCCAGCATCCCATAAACATTCACCAAACAAACCTACATCTTTAAAGCTGCCAGTTATATGAAAGCCTTTCGTAGCTACATCTCTTGTCTTCCAAGCTGTAATCCTACATGACTTATCTGTGAATGGGTAGTGGTGTTTGATTACCTGACCGTTAGTGCCATACTCTACCTTAACTTTGTACTTGGTAGCTATGTCTTTGGATATCTTCCTGTCGGTTATGGCTGCGTGTACACCTTCGACTGCTGCTTCTGTGTTCTTCTTGAACCTTGGCTTGTAGCTTGGTGTTGAGTTGTCGTCTTCAAATACATGGTACTCACAAGCAAAGCAATGCTTGGCTCCAGTATCATAGACATGTAGGTTGTCACCTTTGGTATCGTTGCCTAGTTCTCTACATTTAGGACAAGCTTCTTTATGTTCTTTCATATCCTCCTCCAAGGTTATAGTTTTATTAGTGGTTACTTAGGTTAACCAATCCCACATACTTTTGAGGAGGAGGGAGGCTAGGCATGTGAGCTAGCTACCTTCTCCTTATATCTTATACTGGGTTGTCTTCAAAGAACTGGTCGTCAGCTTCTTTCTGTCCCTCGTATCCTTCACCTACTTGTAACAATAGAACACGCTTAGCATAAGGTACTTGACCAGCTGTCGGATGTTCTTTAGTTGTGTACTCTACTCTCACGGTAGAGCCACTAGGTATTTCATCATGCCAACGTTCATTCTTTGCTGTAAAAACAGGTATCTCATAGCGACTAGTGAACTTTCTGATTGGCTCTCCCTCGTACTCTTTAATCTTTACACCTTGTTTACCTAGAAGCGCTGCTTCTTTCTCATCCAGAGTTATCTGTAAAGAATACTTATCAGTTGATTGACCTTGGTACGTGTCGAACTGGGTCAACGCTGAGTTAAAGATTGTGGTTCCTTGTACTAACATTTACTACTCCTATATATTTATAGTTAATCATGCTGCCAATCTGTGTTAGCTATGTAATCGCTATAGCCTATCAGGTATATTTCTTTCTCAGCAACATCCTCTTTATTATGTAATGTAAACTTTCGCATAGGTCTATCATCTCGGCAGTCTTGCCAGCCTAATCTATAATACTTAGGCTTATCGTTTAGATAGTCAGACTCATCTTCTAAGTTTATCATGCCATAATTCTCCATCAGTTTATAGTAGGTGTACCTTCTACATATCTAATGCTATCTCTCTCGTGGAAAGGTAACTGCTCTAGTGCCAGAGTAAGCAACTGTTCAGTAGTATAATCTTCTACCTTATCGTATGCTTCTTCTTGACTTTTACTTGGCACACCTAACATAATATCCATGTTGATTATTACATCGTGCATTTTATCTTTCATTCTTACTCCTATTTTAGCATACTTATTATATAAATAATTACCACTTACCAAACAAAAGTTTAAGTAGTTCGGGTGATAAGTCTTTATAGATTTCATCATAGGTAGACACTCGTTGGTCGTCACCTTTTCTATATCCTGCTGGTCTAGATAACTCAGACAAGTCCATAGTTGTTCTCATTCTATAGTATAGTCGTTGTCTATCTAAACCAGTAGCTATTTCTAACTCTCTAATAGTATACATCTTACCATTGTTTAGCATATAGGATTTAATTTCTGGCATCAGGGTGTGTAGATAACTTTCTCAGACTCATTGAAGTCATCTATATTTATACCGGGTTCAGTATTAGAAGCATGTTGAATCTCACATACAGGGCAAAGCAACATTTCAATTTGCTCTTCAGCTTCATAGCTTTCATCTATGATACAAGTAGCAGCTCGTTCATCGTAGTCGTAGTCATCATTCCATACATTAGACTTAGCTAATTCAATAGCTTCATCTTCAGTTTCGGCTTCTACTTGTACTTCAAATATTGCTTCACGCTTTAACTCTACTTTTATATCCCAAGTCTTCTCGCTCATTTCTTTTTCTCCGGTATAGTTACATCACTCCAGTGGTGTTCACCTCTTTCAAAACCTAGGTGCATCATTGCGTAGGACAAGTCATCTAACTTTCTAACGTCACTAAGATACAAGTCATGTGTCTCACTCATCATCATCAAAGCATCTCTTAGTTTATTAAAACCTAGACATATTCTTTTGTATTGTTCTAAGTCTATACTAATTGTAGCTCTATCTTTTGTGTACTTAACTGTTGGTTGCTTCATGCTGCCACCCTTATATCCTCAAGCATAGGTAATACTTTCCTTATCTTCTGCTCTCTTGTGATGACTGTAGCTGCTTGATTGCGTATGTTCTTGAACTTACTATGGCTGCTCCAGTCTGTTAGTGTATTGAACAGCGCCCATAAGTTACCGCCCATCTCATCTACATACTTAACATGTATGTCTTCTAGTACACCATTGAGTACCTTGCTTGTACCTGCTAGATTTAAGAACACATTCTGTGCTTGCAAGTCAGTAACAGATATCTTTGGATACTGCTTCCAGTACTCTGCGTTCTGTAGGTAAACATCCAGACTAGTCTCTAGCCTATCAACAGCGACATCAGTATCTAGGTTCATGGTATGCTTACCATAAAAGCTACTAAAGAAATCACCTATCACCTGTCCATTTAAACAGGCTAGTCTAAGCGCACCTACTAGTGACATGAACTTCCAACTGCCATCATAACTATTAAGAACAGATATCTTTAAGTCCATCGGGTCATCTTTCTTAACCTCTATTCTATGAGCAGGGAATGTGTAGGTAACTACAGTTCTTGCACCTCCATGTGACTGTTGTATGTCACGCTCCATACCTCGTGTGTCTAATCCACTACGATATATAGCACGCTCATAGTCAGGGATAATGTCTGCGTTCTGTATGACATTGTATCCTTTACCTACGACTGAGATGATGTTACCTTTCTCATCTACTACAGCTTTGTGTGTATTTATTATATGCTCGTACTCTTGTTCTTCAGTTTGCATTAAACCTTTTATAGATAAAGATTCATATTCATTACTTTCTATTGTCTTGGTATACAATGGTTCTGTGTGTACCTTAATGAAATCATCAGCGACTAGCGCCCTGCTTTCTGCATCTGTATAACTTGAATCATAATACATAACTTACTCCTCTATTGTTTATAAAATCCCAGACTCATCGATAGCATTTT